ACGCATGTAAAGCGCATCATTGCATCTCCAAGGTCAGTCATAAAAGCAATCTTAAAGTCATCAATCTGTCTTGTTGGATTTACTTCCCATGTGGGTCTTTTTAATGCAAATACTCCTGGATATTTGTATGAAATAATATGATCTTCATCCCACGAAATTTCAAACTTATTGTTTGGGTCTGTATCTGGTAGCAATGGATTAATAATAAACTCGTGGGTTCTTTCAACTACTTCTTTTTCTGCCACAACCGCATCATACTTTTCTGAGATGTAGTCTCCTGGGTATCTTGGGAATGAAAGTAAAACAACTTTTCCAAGGTCTGGGAAACGAGAGTCTACTGATCCACGGAAAGCCTTATAGATATTCTCAGCAGTCTTTCCTTGTTCATTACCAGTTCCAACTTCAGATGCAAATCCAGAGATCTCATCAAGCACTGCAAGAAGAAGGTTTAATCCCTCATGTGATTCTCTTTCTGAGTGGCCAGAGTAGACTGTTATAGACTTGTCAAACTCAACTGAGTCTGCTTTTGCATAATACTTTCCAGCAAACCACGGTGATCTTTCAATCTTTGATTTAAAACCTTTAAAGAAAACATTCTTAGCCTGCTGTGCGTTGATAGCCACATTAATTAGGTCAATGGCATCTCCAGATGGCTTACCAAAATACTTGGCTGGGTCTTTTAAGCATAAAAGTTTATATACGATATATGCACATGCTACTGTAGATACGAAGTCTTTTCCAGATCCCTTGCCAAGTTGCAGGATGATTTCGTTCTTAGTATATTTTTCAAAGTATCTTGTGCCTTCTTCTTCTCCCATAAGGTCTACAAGATCTTCTTTACGATATATCTGACTCATTGCTTCTACAATGTCATATTGAATATCAGATAGCCCAGGCTGACCTAGGTATGCTTCTCCTTCAACAAATGTCTTTGCATCGACTGGATTTTCTTGAAAACTGTTATCCTTAAGAACTTCAAAAAAATCATTGAATGTCGTGGACAACTGTAATCACCTCATTGTCTTTTGCAAATGAAGAAAGTCTACGCATAATCTCATCACGAACCTGGGGATATTCAGATGCAATGTCTTTTAAGATAAGAACAAGTATGTCTTGACGCTTTTCAATTTCCATCATCTCTTCAGCAAGTTCTTTATTTTCAAGAAGACCAGCCTTTTGAAGCATATCAATACGCTTTGATTCAATGTCCATAACAAGTTTGATGGCAGCAGTCTTTGCACTAAGGTTATTAGTCATAGATGCTTCATCAATAACTTCGTATGTGCGAGATACCAACTTGCTGTAGTGTGTATCTGCTGCTGCAAGTGCTTCTTTAGCACGAGCACGGATAGCATCATTAGCAGATGCCATAACTTTCCACTCATTGATAAGGGTTACAACTCTTTGCCTTGGGATGGAAAGTTGTTTTGAAATTACTGTGGGGTCATTACCCTTTAGGTATTCTTCTACAACTTGATTTACTTGGTCTAAATGTTTAACCAGATCATCTTCAGTTGACATGCTTGCCTTCTAATCTGTTTATCTCATCTTTAATATAGAAAATTGCCTTCTCTAAATCCTGTATAGTCTTTGCTTCATCCTTAAGTCCTGCTCTCCAAAGATACTTGAATGCATTTCCAATATTAAAGTTACGATGACGAGTTATCTGAATACACTCAATGCCAGATGGATCTGATGTGTAGTGTAATGGATTGTTTACTTGGTCAACGGTTATGTTTAGATTATCACTCATAAGATTCCTCCTCGTCAGACTCCCAATCAAATGTTTCTGGAATACCCTTTAGCACAGCAAACGCAAAAGCAAAACCAACGCTACCTGCAACAGCAAGTGCTACCAATGCTTTTTCAACTTTATTCATCGTTTTGATTTCCTTAATCCAAACTTAGCAAGGTAAACATAGATCGTCTCTAGTGAGCATCCACATTCCTTTGCAATATCTTCTGGTGTTTTTTTATCCATAAGGTATCTCTTACGCATAAAGGTTTCACTTGTATATAGTTTAGCAGCCATGATACTAGTTGTCAACTCCAATTGCTTTTCCCCAATTCTTTAGTGCCCAGTGACCGATACCACAAGCGTCTGCGACATCGTTATCTGTAATTGTCCTATCATAAATTGTATTAATAAACTTTATAGTTCTTTCTTTTCTAAGCATACGCTCATGCGCCTTATAGTAGGACTCAGACTTTCCAGGTATTTGTGAACGAATAAACAACTGTTCATCCTTAGATATTTTTTTATTACCTATAAAATTTTGCCAAGTAATAGGAGAAACTTTTCCTATAACCTTTGTCCCAGTCTGTCCTGCTGATCCAAGTATTGCTCCCTGAACCAAAGCAAGATCTGCTGCAGTTTTTGGGCTATTCATAAAAACAGTATGCTCAATTACAATTGCTTCAAACCCACCGTAAATATCAAAGAATGCTTTTACTTTTTTACCAGCATCCATAACCTTTTCGTATACATTATTTCCTTCAAAATATATTTTTCCTACAGACTCAAGATCATCGCCAGAGAATAATGCAAAGGCAAGACTGTTTGTACTAGCGTCAATGGCGCAAATCTTGTGCGGTTTTATCTCTAGGCCCCATCTATTTTTTACCATTACCCCTACCCTTTATCTCTTTAATTGCTTTACTAACTGCGTCTGGATTTACTGCACAAGAAGAACATATTGGATCGTCGTTGTATATAGAAAGAGGTAAAGAGCAAGACTTGCAAAGCCTTGTCTTTCCTTTTCTTTTTTGCCTTTTTGATTGCAGATATCTTGCTGCAATCTTTTCTTTTGTTGCAATATCTCTACAGTTTTGCGAGCAATATATTTGATATGATACTGCAGGCATAAAACTATTATCGCAACATTTACAATTGTTCACCGAGAATCTCCAAGGGCGCTATTTTTATTACGCCTGGACCTGCAGACTCACATGCTTTTTTAATTGGGCATGACTTGCATATCTTGGAATTTGATCTATAGTTTTTGTTTGGCAGGGTTCTGTCTTCCCATGTCTTTCTAACTAGTCTCATCCAATCAAATGCCTGGTCTACCCACCGACGGTAATGATCGTTTACATCTACAGGTATCAAAAGAAGTTCATGATTATTTTTATTTTCATAAATCATGACACCTGTTGGTTTCTTTAAGATCTTCATATAGATAAGTAGTTGCATCAAGTGACCAGTCTTGGCCTTGCCTGATGCCTTTCTATATTCAAACCCTTCATTCATCATTGTTTTAATTTCACCAATGAGTTCTTCTCCTTGCCAATTAAACATGACATCCCCATACCCAAAGATAGGAGGATCTTCATTTATAATCTTAAACTCTGTTGTTGCTTCATTATTTTCATCACGGAAAACCTTAACAATACCAGCATTTAGCATTGCGTTTTGAATTCTTGCATGTGATAGAGTGCCAGCAGTCATATTTGCTGATGCGTATGCGTCTGCATTATCTTCAAAAATCTGACCATCAAATGCAAGGTACCAGTATCTTGCACACTCTCCATGGCCATAAGCAATGGTTGATGGTGCAAAAGTTTTCTTTGTTGTATGCTTGTCTACACGAGTAATCGTATAGCCTTCTTTAATCTTTGCCTCAAGTCCCGCTATATCCATGCGGTGAATCGGCTTTTCTTCTGGCTTTATCATTACAGTGTGCAGTAAATTCTTCGTCATCGTTTCTCGTTTCTATTAGTATAAGTATAGCAGATTAGCGTGTAATATATTTGAGTGCAGACACTAAATTATTAAGCGACTCTGCTGCCGTATAATAAAGGTTCTTCTTTCCACGATCCGACTTGTCAACATTGGCCATCCATGTAGCCTTAAAAGCCATCTTTGCTGCAATTGCTTGAAGCCTTACAATCTCTACGTGAGCAACATTGATTGGAATATCTGGCTTTATAATTAATTTAGCAATCATTGTTAGTGCCACCGTAAGTTCTTCGTCTTGCATATAGTCTGCTATCTCAGCCAAACCATTGACCATATCTATTGTTGTTCCTTGTTGTTCCATTATTCCTCCACCATATCTTCTAATATACTCATCTCAATTATAGCAAGTCTGACCTTAGAGTTACCCTCGCCTATTACGACTACTATGGCTGGGTCCTTGCCATTCTTCATAGCATCTGTAGTAGCCTTAGCCCAAACCTCTTTATTTAAAGTAAAGGATTTGCCAACCTCTTTAAAGTCTACGACAAAGTTTTTCCAGGAAGCATCTCCCTTTTGGGTATTACGACCAGAGTTCTTGTGCTGCTTAGCACCAATCCTTTTAGACTCACTCTTCTCCGTCATAAAAATCTTTCTTCTTTCTTCTGCCCAGATATACAGTGGTTAGATGCTTATCTTTGCACATCCAAGTTAATGTTTTTGTTTCAGCATAGCATCTCAATGTTGGAACTATTGCTTTGCATGTGTGGCAAACCCACTGACCCTGATAAACAGTATAACTAGCCATTTAGTTTAGCCTTGATTGATTCTTGCAAATCAAGATCCTCCCTTACACGATTAACGAATGCTTCTTTGCCTTGCACCTTTGTTCCGTCAGGAAGGATATACCAGGCACCTGTTCGTTCTACAATGCCGTTTAGTTCTGCGGTAGTAACCAGATCACCAATGGTATCAAGACCAATATTGTCACCTCTAAAATAAAAATCATACTCACCAGACTGGAACCCTGGAGAGGTTTTGGAGAACTGGAGTTCCCACTTAATAGTTCTACCAATTTTTTCTTCAATTAATTTATCTCCTACCTTGATCTTACCCTTAATCGCTTGATTGTCTGACTCTGAAGAAAAGAGTTTAACAATACATGAGGAATAAAACTTAGTAGCCTGACCACCAGAAGGCTGCTGGCTAGTATACATAGCATTAATATTATTACGAGACTGAGAAATAAGAACAAGCAAAGTTGGCTTAACTTTATTGTTTGCATAGTTAAGCATTTTCCATGCGTTACTAAAGTCACGAGATTCTGCTCCAATCTGTTTTGTATTTTCTAATGCCTTCATTTCATCTGTATCTTTTTCAAAATAGATTGCAGGAAGCATTGATGTAATAGAGTCTACCACAATTAGGTCTACGCCAGCGTTCATTAATCCAACACCTACGTCTACCATGTCGCTAATAGTTCTTGCTTGTGAGTAGATTAGTTTTTCTGGATCTACCCCAAGAGTTCTGGCCCAGTCTTCTGAGTATGACATCTCTGAGTCAATCCAGGCACACAACTTTCCTTCTGCCTGTGCTAAAGCAATCATCTGAAGGCACATAGAAGACTTTGCCGAAGACTTTGAACCCCAGATAAGTACCTGTCTACCATAAGGAAGTCCACCACCTAGTGCACGATTTAATCCATAACTAGGGGTTGGCTGGTACTCATAGTTAACACCTACTCCACTGCCTAATCTTTTTCTTAACTTAGGATCAAGTTGTGCTAATGCTTCTTCTATACTAACTGACATGTACATCCTCCAATGTTACTGTTCCGTCTTTAGTCTTTCCAAAATCAAACTTGTATGACTTTCCTTCTTCAATATGCATATACGCCTTTGCAAAAGATGTAGGGAAAACTGTAATAGAATGCAAGTCTCTGCTCGTATCTGCAAGTGTGAGAGATGCCATCTTCTTTCCAGCCTTTGTGATCCTTGGCTTAAACGATACAACAAACATTTCATCATCCTTGTATGGCAACTGCTTGTAACTTAAGAACTTTACAAGAGCATGTGATGATTCTTTTATCTCGTCTGAAGGTATGAAAGAAACAATCCTGTTATCATTACACAAGACAAGATAAGAACGACCCGTCTCAATAGTTGTATTTTCATCGTCAAATATACCGACACTGCCAGTTTTGTCCAAAATTTCAACTCGTGACCATCCTGTTCCTCGTTTAATTGATTTTACCATACCCATAAATATGTATGATCCTTTTTCTTCAAAGTCAACAATATCTTGAATGAAGGCATAGTAGTGAGAAGGTATAGTGATATTAAACTCTGGAAGGTTTAAGTATTCATATAAGTTCTCTTTAATATCCTGATCATTTCTAGGATTATCATTGAATGTTGCAGCACCAATTACTCTTAGTGCTTGTAGGGCACGACTGTTTACTCCGTTACCCTTGGTAAATGTAAACTCTTCAAGTTCTTTGTAAGAACTAAATGGTCGTGCTGCAATATATCTTTCTGCAATCTTGTCAGATATGAACTTGATAGCAGTGAGCCCAAACCGAATACCCTTACCCTCAATTTTAAAATCGATATCCGAATCGTTAATGTGAGGTAACTTAACGCTAATACCCATTCTCTTTGCTTCAATAAGATATTCAGTTCTTGCATCCTTGTCCTTTTCATTCTTTAGCACTGAGTACATAAACTCAAGTGGGTAATAATACTTTAACCATGCTGTCCAATAGGATAGCGTTGAGTATGCTACTGCGTGTGACTTGTTAAATGAGTACCCTGCGTGAGCCTCAAAATCATGCCATAGATCTAAAGCAGCATGAGGAGTAATGAATTTAGATGCTCCCTCTACGAATTTTTCTTTAAACTGATCAAATTCTTTAGCATCCTTTTTCTTTCCAATGATCTTTCTAACTTTATCTGCTTCCGACATGGACATACCGCCAAGGTGTACGCATGCTTGCATAACTTGTTCCTGGTAAAGAATACAGCCATAGGTGTCCTCCGTAAATTGTTTTAGTACTTGATGAGTATAAGAAATGTTTTGACGACCATGTTTACGATCAACATAGTCCTTTCCAATAGTATTCATTGCACCTGGACGAACAAGAGCATTTGATGCTGCAAGTTCATTTAGATTTTTGACACCCATCTTAACAAGAAGGTTTGTGTATGGTGCTGCTTCACACTGGAACACACCCTTAGTATATCCATCTGATAACATCTGATATACATTGGCATCGTCCATCTTAATCTTAAGAAGATCAATCTTTTTGCCATCTCGCTCTTTAATAATATCAATTGTATTCTTAAGAACAGACAAAGTCTTAAGACCAAGTGCATCAATCTTAATTAAGCCAATTCTTTCAGCCTCTTCCATGTCAACACCAACGACTGGAATTCTTTCATCAGATCCAGTAGAAGATCTTGTTTCAAGTGGTGCGTATCTAAAGATTGGTTCTTTTGCAGTTACAACACCAGCAGCATGAATACCAGTTCCACGGATACGGCCACGAAGTTGTTCTCCGTAAACTTCTACTTCTGGATACTTCTCACGAAACTCGTATGTTGATTTTGATGTACAGAAATCATCCCAAGAGTCTACAGTTTTCAAGACCTTGTTTACATCTGACAAAGGAATATTTAGAACTCTTGAGACATCTCTAACAATTCCCTTTCCAGTAAACTGAAGGAAGGTAGCAATGGATGCAACGTGTCGATACTGTCTAACAAGATAGTCTTTTACTTCTTCACGACGAGTATCCTGAATATCTGTATCGATATCTGGAAAGTCGTTACGCTCTGGATTAATAAAACGGAAGAACAAAAGGTTATGTTCAATAGGATCAATGTCTGTAATTTTTAGTGCGTAGCAAACAAGAGAGCCAGCAGATGAACCACGACCTGGCCCAACCATAATTTCTTCTTTCTTAGCCCAGTTGATCATGTTACTTACAACAAGGAAGTATGGAGCAAACTTCTTATCCTTAATAATCTGCAACTCTTCTTCAAGTCTATCAAGGTACTCTTTGTTCTCTGACAAACCACGCTCTGCCAAACCTTCTAGTGCAACCTTTGCAAGTTCCTTATCAGGACTCTTGTACTGTACTGGAAGAAGGTTTAGTCCTTCTTGAATTCCATAGTCTCCTACTGTCTCTGCTAATAGGAGTGTGTTTGAGTATATGTCTGGTCGATCAATACCCTGCGCTTCCATGGCTGATTTAATTTCTTCATATGAAAGCAGGTGGATATCAAACTTATTAAAGGTTATTTGGCGATCTTCACCATAAAGATAGTCAAGGCGTTCCATCATGCTGCCCTTTTTCTTTGACTTTTCATATGTTGCATCTTTTACGAACTTGCCGTGTGTGTTCATAAGTAACTTAAACTCTTGAACCTCTTTTTGTGACGAGTCTACATGGTGGCAGTCTGGTGTTACAACAACCTTAATTCCAAACTCATCTGCAAGTTCAATTAAATATTTATTAATATGTGCTTCGTTGTGAGGCATGACTTCAATATAGTAGTCATCTTCAAAGCGTTCCTTAAACCAAGATATATATTTCTTAGCAAGAGCAAACTCTTCTTCTTCAAGTGCTTTAACTAAAACGCTACTTGGGCAAGCAGAGGTTACGATAATTCCTTCTTTATACTTTTCTAAAATAGTAAAGTCAAAGCGTGGCTTCTTAAAGAAACCATCTGTCCAAGATAGTTCACTAATCTTGTTTAGGTTTTCCAAACCAATTTGATTCTTGGCTAGAAGGATAATGTGGTTGTAGACAAGATCTTGCTGACCTTCTCTTTCAGACTTATCTCGTGTATCAGATATGTCTGCACACATGTATCCCTCTAGTCCAAGAATTGGCTTTATGCCCTTTGCTTTTGCAATACGGTGCAGTTCCCTATGCCCAGATAAAGTACCGTGGTCAGTGATGGCTATTGCAGGCATCCCTAACTCAACTGCACGGTTCACGTATTCTTCTGGAGTAGCAATCCCATCAAACAAACTAAAATGGGTGTGGACATGTAAGCCTACGTAGTTCATATTACCAATCAGCGTTTGTTGCTGAGGTAGTAGATGGGCCATCAAAGCCCAAGTAGAACGCTTCTTGTTCTGCGTATGGAATCTTCTTTAGTGCTGACTCCAAAGGATAAGGTTCGATATCTTTCCAATCGAATGGTTCCTTATCTGGTGCTGATGGAATAAGTGTGTAATTGGTTTCAGTTCCCTGACCATTACGCTTTAACTTCCAGATTACGTTTGAGATGCTTCCTGTTTCAAGTGCATACTCACGAATTGTATTAAATGATGACTGCTTGCTGATACCCATTGACCAGATTGCAACATAGGGTGCTTCAATTCCATCGTCAACAAGAACGTTGCAATAGAAGCGAAGACGGCCACGCCATCCTGCCTTTGGATCCTTGCGGTGCATTTCTTCTGCCCAGTCACGGCCTTCTGATTCCATTGTGTCTACAGCCTTACGCTTGTAGTCCTTTGGATTTACGTGCTCCTTAACAACAAGTGCTAGTCCACGCTTTTCATTATAGTTTGCAGAATCCTCATCGAGTTCTTCAATGAATCGGATCTTTACTGATTGCCCATCGGCAAGTTTTAGCCACTTAACCTTTGGTCCTTCGTTTTCGTACTTTGGTCTGTCGAGCAGGGCGTTGATGTTCTTGATTCCCTTTACAATGCTCATATTTTTCTCCTTTGTGTGTTTGTATTAGTTTAGCATAGACTCTATGGTTTTGTCAAACGAAGAACTTAAAGCCTTAATTTCTTCATCTGGCATATCGCCTATGTCCTTATATTTTTTATTTAGTTGTATAACAGATACACGAGATCCAAGTTTTTCAATTATCCTGTCTTTCATGTTTCCTCCTGCTTCATCATTATCTGCAATAACAAGAATGTTATTGAAATACTTCTGAAGCAATTCTATTTGTTTACCTGAGACGTTTGCACCTAGTGTTGCGACTGCAGGAATTCCTAGTTGGTCAAGTCTGATCACATCAAATGAAGACTCTACAACATATACTATATCAGATTTCTTAACACGGTGCAAGTTAAAAAGAGTTTTGCTCTTGGGAAGTCCTGGTGTATTCTTAAAGTCTTTACCCTCAATAGATCTTCCAACAAATCCAAGTGGCACTCCGTCTGGGCTGTGGACTGGAACAGTAACCATATCCTGCTTTTCAGAATACCCTAAAACAAACTTCTCGGAAGAATGCTTAGTTAGTTTACGATACTGAAAATAATTCTTAGCCCTATCAGATGAAATAAGATTGTTATGAAGTCTTTTAATGATTAACTCATCAAATGGCTTATACTGTTCTTCTTTTACTAAGGCACGGTCAATCTCCACTGCAAGATTGCTCTCTTTTTCTTTGCTCTTTATAAATCTTGCTGCTTCAAAATATGTTCTGTTAGATGTGTGCATTACTAACTCTATTAGATCTGCAGACTTCTGACATGAAAAACAAAAGAACATTCCGTTGGTCTTGTGCACTTCTCCTGCTGGCGTTCTATGATTGTTGTGAAATGGACAAAAGATTATAAAGTCAGCATCTAGTTCTGACTCGATTGTTGTGCCTGATCCAATGATGACTCGCTTGACTTGCTCGGCTGTATAAGGACTGGATTGGTCCCATCTACCCCTGCTATGCATTCGCTCTTCCTTTTCCCTGCGTAAACTCCGTGTACAGATAATTCAAATTCAAAAAAGTCTTTACTATCATTATACAGTAAGGTGAAGTCTGGGTCAATATCAATTCTTGGAACATACCCACTCAACCTCATCTCTGAAACTAATAATCTTACGTATTCTATCTTTAATCTTCCAAGCAAAGCCTCGTCTTGAATTATCCCACTTAGGTAAAACTTTTTAAGTGGCTTGTGGTGATAGAAATCTGGAGGTATGTTCTCCTTAATTTTTGACATACCATATTATACCTACTTATCTTCAAAGTCTTTATACCTGTAATATCCCTTGTCAAAGTCGCACTGAACCAAGAAGTCTCCCATAAAACCATTACGGTTCTTTCTAAAGGCACACTCAATGATGTCGCTATTGGTTCCACGACCTAGGGCAAGAACCCAGTCAGCATCGTAGGCAATCTGTCTAGACCATGCCGTTTGGCCTAGTGTAGGCACTGTAGAGAGGTCGTTAACATCATCTGGTGTAGCAGATGAGATAGCAATAATAGGAACCTCTTCACCAATAGCCATTAGTTTAAGTTCTCTTGAAAGGTTCTTCATTCGTACCGTTTCATTATCTGACTTCTGGTTAGGAGCCATCAACTGAAGGTAGTCAACGATTACAAAGTCTGGCTTGTATTGATCAATCTTTCCACGAAGTACTGAAGGGTTAATTTCTCCACCCTGATCATTTGAGATAATGTGAAACTCTGGCTTGCCTTGAAGATTCTTTGCATGCCATTCCTTTAGCATATCAATCTCAATCTCGCCATTACTAATCTTTCTGTGAGACCAACGGCCTTCTCCCATAATAGTGAAGACACGGTTTCTGACTTCTGTCTCAGACATCTCAAGAGAGATTACAAGGGGTGTCTTACCCTGTTTCCAGGCCTGTACAGCGAAGTACAGGGCTAACCAAGACTTTCCTATACCTGGGTATGCCAAGAAGACTCCTAACTGCCCTGGCATAATTCCAGATGGCAGATAGTTATCAAATCCTGGCAATCCAGTCTTGATGCCAATATGACCTAGTGCTTGTTGCTTCTTTACATTTTCAAAGTAAGCAATCGCAGACTCTAGATCTGTTACATCAATATCACGAATAGCAGCAGTATTCTTTTTTAGTTCTGAGGTTTTTGTAATAAGTCCCTCTAAGGCTTTACCACCCTCACCTTGCTGAACATCAGTTGCAGCAGACCTTAAGATATCTTTTAGACTATCCCGTAAGTATTCTCCTTGCAACTCTTCAAGGTGATGCTTAGTAGCACCAACACCTGGAACTGGATCAAAGTCACGAAACTTTTCTCTTACCAAATCTACTGGAGGAAGAGATGAGTTATTTTCAAAATAAAGTCTTACAAAATTCCAAATATCTCCGTGAGTTCTAAGTAGTGTATCTACGTTTGCCTGTAGCAGAACATGGATCTGCTTATCCTGAAGAACAGCAGTAATTAGTTTTGACTCTGTATTATTCACTTAGCCACTCCTTTGCCATTCGTCTACGCTCTGCTCTTTCTTGACTATCCTTTAGTCTATCTTTTTTTGCCTGTAATATTTTCTCTGCATTGTATGCAAAATAATTCCACGATGGGGTTTCTGAAACAGCAAAGTAGTACTCAAGTATATCGTAGCATCCTGGCAGTGTGTAGGATTCAATGAGAGCATCAGATGCCCATTGTTCTACATTCAGATTTAGAGATGGCTTTGATTCGTACCTTGCGGTATGATACTTGCTGTATCTTGAAAGCAAAGCCATACGGTCTTTGCGTTCGGCCATTACTTTTCTTCAGCCTCGGATTGTGCTTCTAAAATCTTAGCGGTTAGTTTGTCTTCAACAAACTTGTACACACGCTCAAAAGCCTGATCTGTATTCTCTCCATCACGCTTTGAATCTGTAACGCCAAGATCCAACCTTAGTGATTGAAAATTTCCTAGATTTAATGTGTACCCCAATGTTACAGATACCTTTGTTGATTCGTTATCCATGCTATACCCTTCGTTAAATAGATTCGCCCCAAATGGGAACAAACCGTCCATCTTCTGTTCTTCTATATGTAAGTATACCATCGCCCATCCTGCGTGTCAACTCTTGCTTGCTGGGCGTAATATCATTAGTTATTAATTTATCTTTTCTTGGTCTACCAATATGGTATGAAGCAAGTATATCACGTATCTCTCTGACTTGTGATTCTGAGTAGTACGATCTTACTTGAAATCCTCTTGCTCCACCTTTTT